TGTCTGCTTCAGACTGTTTTAGTTTTCCTCTATCGACAAGCTTCTTTAAACGTTTGGCCTCAGTATTTATTTGTCTTTTTAGAGTACCAAAATTACCAGGAACAAAACACTTGTCATATCTACCGTCATATACATTACCCTTATCTATAATTCTTTCTTTCCCAAAGTAACTATCTAATGACGCTACGGAATTCTCTCTTGCATCTTTAGAAATTATAGTTTTGTTTATACTCTTTCCTTCGTTTATAATTTCTCTTCTAGCTCTACTATTCCAACCAAAAGTAGTTAACAACGCGGCTAAAGCATTTTTAGGTATATGCTTATAGTGAACAGGCATATTGTTTAAAACTAAAACATTATTATCTTTTCTTTTTTGAATTAAATCAAGAGAGTTATTTACATTAGCAAGAGATACGTTTTCTGAATTAACGTTATATTTTTCAGCTAATTGCTTAGCGCTTTTTGCTTCTTCTTTTTCGAAACGTTCGGATTCCTTAGGTGTTTCGTAAAAGTCTTTTATACTTTGTAGTTTAGTAACTTTTGTTATTAATTCTAATCCTTGAGCTTCTACGAGTCCGTTTTCTAAAATCTCTCTGATAGCTGGATTTTCTTTTCCAAAAACATCATCAATCATTTTGAAATCATAAAACTCACCAGTTTGTTGACGTCTAATAATATCAGAAATTCTTTGAGCTTCAGTGCTACTAATATCTATTATAGCTTCAGTCATTTTTTCACGGAATCCTTTTATTTCCGTTACATTACTAAAGGCTTTGTGAGGTTTGCCGTCTGCTAACTTCAACATAGTAGATTCAAAAACTCTACCCTCTGCATCTAGTAATTCTCTAATAGGTTGGCTAGTAAGTATTTTGCTAGTTAAATAAAGCAGTCCTTTTGTCTCTTCTCCAACTCCTTTTTTAATATCTTTTTCTTTTCCTCCAGCGGCTTCAAAACTCTTTTTACTAGTATATACTTTTCCGTTTATTTCGTATACGTTCCTAGGATTAGTTTTAAAAGTACCGTTAGACATTATACCAACAGATTCTCTAAGATCAGATATTACTTTAGATGATTCTGATTTTTTACGGTGTGCAAAAAAGTTTTCTTTTGATCTAATTGTTCTTAACTTATCCTTTCCAGTGGTAACTAAAGTCCCAGCTTTTTCTTGTTTAGTGTAAGCTACCTTCTGTATTTCACGTGGCACTCCAGCGGATTCAGCAGGAACTTGAGTAGTTTTAGTTATAGGTTGGCCAAGTTTGTCTACGTCTCTATAGTCAACAGGTTTTGTTATAAAACCTTCTGGTAAAACGTGACCAAACATAGTTGGTATAAACTTATCTAACATTGGTTGAACAGCCTCTATATCTTGCTTATCTATATTAGCTCCCTTCTTTATTTTTTCCGCAAGCACTTCGTGTATAAACTTTCCTTTGTTCTGTCCTTTTTTATACGTACGTCCTCCAGTAAATATTTTTACTGTTTCGGCTAGCATTGCAACCTCTAGAGTTTTGTAGTTCTTACCTTCTGTAGCTTTTTTAAGTTTCTCTATATTTGTACTACCGTCTTTGTTTTTAAATTGATTTTGAATAGCGTCGTAAATTTCCTTAACTTGGTTACCTTTACCTGTGTTTACCTCACCAAAAGCTTCGTGTAGTTTTAGTTTTTCAGACTCTAATTGTATACGATCATTTATTTCTCTAGACGTCTCAGCTTGAATCATTTCAAAAGCATCGAGATCCATTTTTCTTTCAACGCCTTCTTCAGATAAAGATGTTTCTTTTTTATCTCTAACTAAATCCTTAGCATTTCTAAATACGTTTAAAAGTTTTTGATTTCCGAAAGTGTTAACCCAACCAGAGAAACCAGGATACTTACCTTCTTTTTTGTATTTAGAAATTTCTGTAATATCAAAGTTTCTCATGTGCCCACCTTGTTTGATTTGATTAGCATTAAGCCCGGCGAGCTCTTGTACTACTTGACTAGCAAAAGCTCTTTCATCTAAAATTTTACCTCCAGATTTTCTGTTAAACTCACTAGTCTTCTTTAACATAACGTCAAAGATATTGTCAGCTTTTTCTAAATAAGTATCAAACCATCTTCCCTCCATAGGGTTGCTATCAGGTCCTTTCCATTCTTTATTCCATATTTCTCCAACTTCTTTTTTTGTATATTTATTTTTATCAGTACCCTCTATCTTTTTATTTAATAGCTCTTTATAGTTTCCCTCGGCAGCCTCGTTTATCTTATCCATTTTAGCTTTTACCTCTGCGGAAATAGGAACTTTACTAAACGACGAATAAGCTCCAGCTGCTAACTCGGGATTTCTCTTCATAAAGTCTTTCATCTGCCACTTGCTAACACCTCTATTCGACGCATCATATAAGGATTCTAACATGTTTTGTAGACTAGTAGCGTCTTCTACAGAGTATTCTTTTCCCTTTCCGATATTTGGAAAAACCTTGTTTATATAAGGCATAAAAGTATTTTGAATCTTTTGAGCGGTACTTCTATCAAGCTTTATCTCTTTATTCTTCAAAGCTTCTACATACGACGTTAAATATTCCTCGTAGTATTCTTCCTTGGGAACTTTTATTTCTATTGGTTTACCAGTTTTTGGATCTATAAGTCTTTGGCTAGTCTTAGTAGCGTAGTTCTTTTTTATTCTATCTTCCAATACTTTTCTAGCATTAGGATTTGATTTTTCTAAATTTTTTAAAAATTTATCTATAATAACTCTACCCTCTTTAGTTACCACATACTTTCCGTCCGCTCGTTTTTCCTTCAAAACATCTCTCAATATATAATGAACCACCTCGTGTATACCAGTACCCAACGTTAAGGCTTTGGCCGCTGTTTCTGGATTGACAATTATTCTATCTGGTTGACCTTTTTTTCCTCTTATGTGAACACCAGCCGTACCCTCAGATCCTTTACCAGCTAATCTTTCGTACACTTGTTCAACGGTTTCAATTACTTCTCCTTTTTTGTTTTTAGTTTCTTTAGCTATTTCAAATTCAGCGCCTAGATCTTTGGCTATAGATTCTGCTATAATTAACTCTTCCGTAACTCTCTTTTTAAAAGCAGCTTCTAACGATTCAACAACCTCTAAGTGTTTCTTGTCTAATCCCTCAGTGGCTTTTTCTATTACCTTTCCTTCTTTGTTTTTAACCTCTTTACTACCGTTTATTTCCTTTTCTAGTATTTTAATCCTAGTGTCATTTTCTCCCTTCTTATTGTTCTTTTTTAATCTGTCTAATTCACTCTTCTTTTTAAGTAATTCAACGGTTTGTTCAATAAATTTATGCTGTTCTTTTTCGGTTTTAAATAAAATTTTATGCGACTTAACGTTTTCAACTACACTTTTGTAAAACTCCCTTTGGCTTTCCATAGTTTCCCTAAGTTTAGGATAACTTTGTCCAAACTCTACTTGTAGTTTCGCTATGTAATATTCAAATTGAGTGTCTGTCATATTTGCAAAATCAACAACGTCTTTACCGTTTAACTCCTTCCCCATTTGTATCTTTTTCTGTAATCTAAATGTGAGCTTGTCTGTTTCTTTTTGCTTTTTCTTATCTTTAGCTATCAACTCCTTAGCTTTAACTAAATCGTTACGGAACTGCATGTCCGCAACAGACGTTTTAATTTCTTTTAACTCTAAATCTAATTTTTCTTTGAGTTGTTTTTCTTTTTTTAAAGCTTTTTTATCTTTTTTGTTTAGTTCTTCTTTGTTTTTTGTTTTTTCTTTAGCTTCGTTAAGATCTTCTTCTATTTTTTTATATTCTTTCTGGTATCTATCTCTAGCTTCAGTTTCTTTTTTAGCACCGGCGTTATCTATTTCATTAGGATCAGCTACTTTTCGCGGAGATTCTTTAATACCTAGAATCTTAGATGCCTTACTTACTTTAAAAACATTTATTTTCATGTTTTCGATGTCCTTAGCTACTGCTTTCATAGTACCACTATTAGGACCAAGAAGATTGAGTGTTAACATCCCTATATAGTCACTAACCATATGTTTTGCTGATTCGTAGTATACTTCATCTCTATATTCTTGTTCTGAACTAAATCCTTCTTCTTCCCATTTAGAAAAGTCAACTTGAAGCCAACTGTCACCACTAAACACTTTAGCGATCTCCATAGATCCAACCCCACTAACAGCTCCTAAATGAGCGCTGAATACCTTGTCTAGAGTTTTTATCTTTTCTACTTTTTCCATCAACGAAATTCCATACTTAGTAGTATATAATTTCTGTATTATTTTTTTAGAAAGTTCATTACCAACTCCAAGACCAAAAGCAAATTGCCAGTTAAATGATTCTTCCAGCCCTCCTTTTCCAGGATTATATACCATTGGATCCATATCAAAAAGTAAACCTCCAACTTGATCGGCTCCAGCAAGTACAACTAACTCTTCAGTACCAGCAACGAAAAGACTTGAAACAAAATTCCATGTTTTACTTTTACTTCCCATTTGAAGAATATTTCTAAAAGCGTTTCCAAAAGCAGTTATCTGCGCGCCAGTTAACTTTTTAGTTATAATCACAGAAGCTACAAGAGGCGCTATATCAACCACAAAATCTCTACCACCTTCTAAGACATCTCTAAGATCCACCTCGTGCCCAAACCAAGTTCCTAAACTCGCGTACTCACTACCATCTCTTTTAATTCCTAACCCCTTCTCTGTTTTTTGTATATTTAAAATATCACCAAAATTTTGTACATTCCAATCCACTTCCTCGTCAGCTGTCATGCCCGTAAAGTCAGTAGTCCATCGCTCGGTAAAAAAGTTTCCTTCGGGAAGTAAGGTTGGATCCTGGTTTAAATCTAAAGCCCTACTCAATGACTTAAACTTACCAAGAGCATTGTTGTAAGTTTCATAATTTTGATTATCAGCGGTGAATTTTCTTAATCCAGGTTGTATCTGTCCAGTTTCAATAATTTTATTTAAATTCGCCTCAAGGTCTTCTTTTCCTATAGCCATCACAACATCATATAACTCTCCTAATAACGTTTCACTATCAAACATCACCAGTTCGGGATCCTCACTCATTAGTTGTTGTACAGCTGCCACTACCTCGTATGCTGCGGCCTTTCTCTGTAATTGCAACATATCGGGTTTATTGTCTAAAGCTAATATCCTAGCATTCTCTTCGTCCTCCGCAGATATAGTACCGATCTTACTTTGAATATATTCTGCGTATTCTTCTTTTGAGGTAAACGTTTCTCCGTTATCACCAATAGCATCCTTCCAATTATCAAGATTAACCTCTTCTTCAGGAACGTCTTCCCAGTTTATCCACTTCCCATTTTTGTTGTAAAGTGTAACGTACCCTAATTCTTCATTCTTAGCAACTCCTCCTTCGAAATCTCCTGATTCAAACAAATCGTAAGTTTCTTTATGTGTTCCTGTGTAATACGTTGAAGCTACTTCTTGAATGTTTTCAAGCTCTACTGCCATTCCGTTTTTCACCAAGTTTTCCTCTTCTATCTTAACTGCTTTTCTGGAGTTATTTATATTTTTTATTTGTGATCTGTCTACATATTCACTAAAGAATCTATATTTAAATTTTCCGTGATTTGGATCTTCAAAAGATTCATTCTCAGCTGCTCCTTGAAAATCTGAACCAAAAACCCAATCGAAAACCATCACAGCTTTTTCGTCCGCATCAGTACCGTAATCTTCCATATAAGCTCCGTAAATATATTTGTTGTTTGCGATACTACCAAAATCCGGCATTTCTACGCCTCTAAGAAACTTTCCCCATCCCACGGCATCTCCCCAAGCCTGAGTAGCAAAGGCGTTGTCTCCTAATTCCTCAGCTAAAATTGTGGCTGGATCGTCGGTTCCGTATTTTTCTACAAGTTCGTTTTTAAAGACGTTTAACTCTGCCTCCATGCCTTGTTCGACTTCCATAGCATGAAATTGATCTAGAACAGCTGAACCTCCACCCCAACCACCTCCACTTGCCCCTACAGTGTTATCTACTTTTTGATATTCGTATTCCTTCAGATTATATAGATTAGAATTGTAATTCTCTATCAATTCATTTACTTCTTCTAGATCTAACTCATCTGATTCTGATTCAACAGTCTCCCACGGAAAAGCGTTTCCATATAGATCGGTTTCTGCGTCAGCGTGAGACACTGGAACCGATTCACCGTTTGGCCCAAAGTAAGCCCCGCCTCCTGTGGGTCCAGCTTGATATCTCCATCCCGCGGGAGGACCAAAAGAACTAAGATCTAATTTGTTCATTAATTCATCTGATTCAGCTATTTCAGATTCCGATAACTTTTCTTGTGTGCTTGTTTTATCATAATTTTTAACATCAACTTCATCGTGATCGTCATCATGCTGCTCTATAAACGCATCAACATCACCTTCAAAACCATGAAGTTCCTTGTGGGCTTCGTGGGATATTGGTCCTGTGTTTTCTACTTTATGTTTTAACGGGGATTTAGTCTTAGTCATGCTGTAGATTTATTGGAAGATGCGTCTGATGTAAGACGTTTTTTTATCAACGCGAGTTCTTTTTCGTTGTATAAACCAGAGTTAACGTATTTATCGTAACTATTAGAATTTTTCTCTTGATTACCGTAGTTAGGATCAAAAGCTCTTTTCAACCTACTAGCATAGTAATTATGTAATTTATTATCTATTTTTGGATTAAAAGATTCTATGGATGTATTTAGTCCGTCCATATTGCCACCGTTAGCCTCTATCATTTTTGGTAAAATTTCGTCTTGTAAAGCGTATATTCCACCCCAATCATCCGCAAGAGCTTGTGGCCAGTATTCTTTTAGTAAATTACTAACAAAATAATCTATATCAAACGGAGGAATTTTATCTCCTCTAGCGCCAGCCTCTTGCATATCTTGGATAGCCCCCATGTATCTACCCTCACCGTCGCCTTTACTTTCCCAATCTATAGCTATATCGTTAACTAACTTAGGGGGAGCCTTAAGAGTGGGTACGTTAGCTAAAATTTGATAATCAGGCGTTATACTTATATCTCCTTTTTCTGTAAAAAACGCGTCAGGCCAACGAGGATCCGTTATGTTGGAAACAGTAGACTTACCCCTCATACCTCCGCCTCGCATTGCCATCCACTCATCCTTAAGGTTTGACAAGTGGTTTAATTGTGTATGTACTTTTTTTATACCAGTTTCAAAAAAACCCGCCGCTTCTTTGTTTCCCTCAATCAACATTTGATCATACATCTTAGCGTATTCAGTGATAAACATATTTACTTTACTGTGTATATGTGGTCCAAATACCTCTGATACTTTTGATTCCTTACTGTAATCAGCTCTTTCACTGTATATCTTTATCGGATCGTACTCTATGTGATCTTGGTTTAAAAGACTTTCCTGATCCGGTCGAATTCCATCGTTATTTAGCGGTAGATTTGTGTTCACTCTTTGTTTTGCCATAATTTAATTTTTAAGAATCATGTTAACGTCTATCATGTCATAGTATACTCCGTAATATCCATTGTCCATAATAGTAACAGCGTCCTCTCTTCCTATCTCTATTAAATCTTGAGCCATAGCTCCAGACCATAGTTCGTCATCATTTTTATAATTAAAAGTATATATAGGTATACCAGATTTAGAATAACCTGTTCTAGTTATATTTTCTTTAAGTCTAATATCGGATAATTTACTAAATCCTTTAGAAACAGCGGCAGACGCCATTTTATCTCGCGTAGCAGCGGCGTCATCAATAGCTTGATCGGCAGCGGCTTTTCTATCCATGCTCCATTCTAGTTGTTGAGTTACCTTGTCTCTCTCGAATTGCTCTACCATTCTTTCCCCCTCTCTTTCCATTAAGTCTCTTTTTTGTTCTCCCTCAGCGGATTGCTGTGCTAACCTACCAGCTTCTGCAGAAGCTCTTAATTGGTTAGATTGCTCTTGTTGCCCAATAGATATAGACGCTTGTTGTGCTTGTTTTACACCCTGGTTGGCTAATACTTGTGCTAATCCAGCTACTCCACTACCACCCGCTGCTCCTTGCATATTTGACATTATATTAGCCATAGATTGTTGAGATTGCTCCCTAGCAAACTCAGATGCTTTTAAATTAACGGTAGCATCTTCGTAAGGGTTTTCTAAGTTAGAGTAAGGATTTTTTACACCAGCATATGGGTTTGTCATCTTCTGATTATCCCATTCGTCCATATGCGCTTCGAAATCTTCGTTAGCTGCTTCTTGTTCTCTTCTTCTTCTAGGTCCTCCAAATAAAGCATTTAAATATTTCGTAGGCGAACCTTTGTGGTTCCCATCTTTATCCTTCTTTCTTTTATACTTATTGTACGCCATAATATTATTTTGTTTTATTTATAATTACACTTTTTACGTGTTATTTACTACTAGGAGTTATTTCAGAACCTATAGAAAACATCTCCGCGTTTACTTTAGAGTTATTTTTAATTATAGGTTCTGCATAATACCCTATTAATCCAGATAAGTTAATCCTACTATCTTTAGCAAACATAATAAACGTATCGCCGGTAATATCAACAGCGGCTTGAGTACCCGCATCGTTAACAGTTATCGTACTCACCCCATTCGCGACTGAATTTATATCCATTAAAACCCCTCCGTACACCGGGGTAGATGTAGAGTGATCAAACCCTACGGTTGGAGTCCAGGTACCACTAGCGGCGTTACACATAGTTTGAGTTATGTTATCATCAGGATCGACGCTACAAGTACCAGTACGTGGCATTATATAGTATATTCCATCTCCTATTTGTAACGAATCGTTATCTATTGGTCCATTAAAGCTTATTGTTATCATATTTTATGTATTAACACCTGCGGTAAATATCTTACTTACATCGATGTATATGTTTTTGTTAGTTGTTGGATATTTACTTATGGATATAGTTCCACTTAGATAAATATCAGCACTACTTCCGTCTATATATATTATTGTTCCCGCCCGTATAGGAACGTCAACTCCAAGAGGTGGATTAAAAGTAGCAGTGGTAGTAGCGCAAAACAACCCTCTTGTAATATTGAGTGTTCCTTGAGTAATATGTCCCGTAGCGCCGCCGTGAGCTACCACACAAGGAGATGCGTGAGTACTTTTATCAATAAATTTACATCTAATAGTTGCTCCATTACCTATTCCACCAGTACCATTAACATCAACCGCTGTTCCTGTTCCAGACGCTATAGCCGTACGAACCGTAGTAGATTCTTGTCCCAATTTACAAGTGGCATTTGTTAGTTCTAATTCTATATTTGTTGTTTTCTTTATTAGACCAGGTCCATAAGCTCTAAATGTTATGTCTTTTGTAATATCCCAAGTTTGAGCAGCTGATAAAGTTACCGTTAAAGTATCTGTATCAATAGCCGTTATCGTGGGCATAGTAGATGTAACACTTCCTGATTCTATCGCTGACACGTGCATACCAATATATAAACCATCTACGTTATCCAACACTAAAGCCGTACTATCAGATCCAGTGTCGTGTGTACTAGCGCTAGTTGTCTCGTGATCAGCAGCGGTAGTAATCCAATATAAGTCATTAGCATCCCACTCTCCAACATTACTAGTTACTCCAGGATCGGTTATAAAAACCCCGTAATTTCCTGTAGCTGCTGGAACTGTTAGTTGCTTGTCTTTCATTGTGACAGTCGATCTACTAGCGCCTACAAATTTATCAGTTGAAGATCCAGCGGAAGTACCAATAGTTGTGGCTGAAACAGTAGAAATAGATGTGTCTGTAGCAAACGTAATAGTTGAATTTCCATCGCCACTACCAGAACCAACTTGCTCTATAACTGTCGAATAATGCAATTTATTACTACCAAAATTAAACTCCGTGTTATAGTGAGGTTCCGCAAAGACGTGTATCGTGTAAGTATCTCCGCTTGTGGCTGCCGGAAAAACAATACTAAAACTCCCTGGTTTTTTATTTGCTAATCTACTTTTAGACGTATAAGTAGCCTCAAAAGTATTTGTGAAAAAATTATAATATCTGCCGTCTGAAGATCTAAGAACCTTTAAACTAAACACAGCGTCGCTATCGCCTGTTATTACCACAGATCTACTAGCTCCACCGGTTCGTATCGCGGTATTATCTATTTTTATTGTTTTAATTAAAGCCATGTTGTATTATATTAATATGTACAACTACCGTCGTCTGTATTCGCCGAGTAGTCAAAGTTAGTTGCTGTAGGATCTGTACATCCGTTAACAACCATTCCAAGAATAAACGCGTTGAAATTTACTGACGGATTATAAGTGTTATTTGAATTCACCGTTACTGCAACCGGCCCTAAATTTAATCCAGTTACTTCGGAAAAAGGATATGTTCCAGGATTGGTTACGTTTCCATAACTACTCCAAATGAGGTCAATACCATCAACTCCGAAATTAGGAATATAGGCATGTGGATTATTAGTGCTACCATAATAATTCGCTGGTATATTTGTTCCTGCGTGAACAATTCTCATAGCACCATCGTTATGGGCGGCGGTAGCATGACGAAATTGAGCTTCAAAACCATTCAGAAAAATACAACTACCATCATCAACTGAATTAACAGGATTGTAATTAGTAGCATTAGGATCCATACAACCAAAGAATATCAAATTACAACTACCATCATCAACAGTTGCATTTGGATTATAATTAGCGGCTGCATAACCAAACGCGCAAGGAGCCACGCATATATTACCGTCGCTCCCAAAACCGTTTATATCCGGGTTATCACCGGGAGCATCATTCGTACACCCTGTAATAATTTGACCTAATGTGGTTCCTATTCCTTGGAAATTAAATGCCGCTGTATCTACTTGACCTACTCTTCCTCTAATAGCATTAAACCATTTCCCTTCTTTTTCTATAAATTCACCTACAGATCCTCTTTGTTTATCTGTGTGTATGTTTTCAACATACCAGCCTTCGTCGTTATATAAGTTATAATATTCTCCGTCAGTGTTCGATGCTGTCCACGCTCTTATTCTGGATTGACTACCTTCATAGAACAGTGTGTTAAAGTTTTTAATAACGTCTGGATGCGTGTTTAATATTGGAGTAATAGATGACTCTTCGAACTCACCATAAAAAGTATTTCTATCTGTACCTGGAATATGGTGCTTGTATAACTTACCATATTTCATAGTATAATATTGGTTAACTACGCTAATCCCGAACTCCGGTATAAAAGATTTAAAACTTGTCCAACCTCTAACATCTTCACTAAATGTAATGGTCTTACCTCCTCCTATTTTTTCTATAGATATATCGTCGATATTACCATAAAAAAGATCATCACCAACCCAACTATCCATTGTTTCAGGATCGTTCCATTCTCCAATATAGAAACTCATACGTCGAAGTAAATCAATTGGAAGTGGATTTTGGTTGGTCGCGGGGTTCCCCTCGTGCTCTCCTATTTCGTTGACAAACTCATAGGTTTTATTGCCTTCTTGTAAATCTACAGTTTCTCTAAATCCTTCACCTACCTCGTTGTAAACCATCATCGTTAACTTGGGAAACAAGGAAGGGGTCCAAACACCAGTAGCGGCGTCACACAAAGCCTCGGATGTGTTTGTTGTAGGGTCAATACTACAAACACCAGCAGGACACGTCCACTGCGCACCAGTCACACTAAGACACAGGGCTTCAGTTGTGTTTACCGTAGGATCAACACTACAAGTACAACTATTACCAAAATCAACATTTTTCATCTTGAAAGTCGTTCTATACTTGTCTCCCATTTCGAAATGAAACTCAGCGTTTTCTAAAGTTAGATTTTCAGATCTAAATAAATTATTTGAAAAATATTGCTTTAAATGTACTCCTGCGATTGCTTCTCTAAAGGTAACCACTCTTTTTCTTTCCCATTTAATTTCATCATAAAATATTTGCCCAGCAGCAAGTCCAGTTGTGTCTATATCCCATTCGGGTACAGTTCCACCCCAAGGAACTATTTGTCTCAACGAGATAGAATCAACTCCAAAAACTCCATTTGCATGCGCTCCACCAACCCCAATATTACCAAAGAAAAATGGGTAATCATCGGTATCAGCTATATATATATTAGTCTCATAAGTTCCTGAAGTCTGAATAAAATGAGTTTGATTACTTACATTCACTTCTGGAGGAGAGTCGTCAATCCACGCAACGTTAGGTCCAATTACCGTTCGTAATTTTCCTGGCGTGCTAACAGAGGCAATTTCAGAAGTAACTCTATACCACCCTTGATCTAAAGGTATTACAGGAGCCCCAGATGGTACCGTGATACCGACAAAATCTCCTTGAATAGCTGGGGACGAATCAACAACTCCATTGTTGTTATATCCAGTTAAAGCCCAGTTAGGCGTGTTTTGGGTAATTATCTTCATGGAAAGGTTGTCAATATTAAAAGAAACACCATCCCACTGAATGTCTCTCCCTGTTGTTTCAAATCTTATAAGACCAGCTAAATTAGGATCGTTAGTTCCGGCAATTGCCATGTTTTTATTAATTGTAACAGTATTACTACCTGGCGTTAGCGTAATTTCATGCGGTGATGTTTTGAATCCTTTTAAGTTATCGTTGTAAAAAGAAACGCGTAAACCTCTAGAACCTCCTCCTCCGGGACCGCTACCAATATGATGAGTAAGGTTAAACACTTCGAAAGATACTTGAACATGGTCATAATCTCCTGGTTGGTTTGCTGTAGCCACATGTTGTTGTAGGTAATCTGCTTCGCTTGGCCACATCTCGTTTGGAGAAGTAAATAACACGCTACCACTTCCATCGTTAAGAGAAGCGGAATTCGTTGCTGTTGGAATAATATTATCTACCCCTGACATACCTGGACCGACCATCCAGTTAGTAGGCAAAACATATCCTGATTCCACTAAACTAAATCCATCCATCACTGGAAAAGATTGATTGAGACCGGCGCCTTGACCCTCTCCACCAGATACCAATTTAATAACCATTCTATTAGCAAGATAAGTATCAGTAGTACCATTAACCGAATCACCGGTCGCTGAAGATGTAGAAGTACCAAACCAGTAATTACTTACTTGAGAATCTCCAGGTGGACTTTCGTTTTGGTCCCATGCGTAATCGCTGTTTAAAACCACGTTAAACTTTACAGCGGTAGCTACCCCGTTGATCATACTCCCGTAAATAGCTATTTCAAATTCAGGATCGTGAAGATATCCACCGCCAGCGTCTCGGAACGTTGAAACATTAAAAGATAAATCATAGCTCTTTGATGATTGAATATCTAATAAGTTAGAGGATGGTTGCGTGTAATCTATGTTGGCTCCGTTAGGACACATCCAATCACTTGTTTCAAACGCAATTGCACGTGATGAAGTTGTGTTCCAAGGCTGCGTGTTCGTGCTACCTGCTGTTGGATCCCCATTCCACCAAGTAGAAAGATCCGTAAAGTATACACCAGTAGTCCAGTAGTTTGTAATATTCCAAGTGTTAACTGTTATAGGGAGATGAGACGGATAATCTTCAAAAACAATAGTTGCTCCATGATGTATACCACCAGCCCCTACTACAGCAGCAATTCCACCAGCTGGGTTTGTAGTTTGAAGAGTAATAAAACCCGTACTATGATTTACATTAGCTATTTTTATTTCGTCATGAGTTGTAGTGCTCCAAGAATTAACTACCATTCCAAAACTACCAACGTTAGATACATACTTAACGTTCATATTATGGAACAATCCAGTGGTATCGTTAACTCTCATAGTTTGTCCACTGTAATTTCCATACGGTGTTACTGGAACTGTCTGGGAAACTGTAGTGGTAACGTCGGAACCGTAATGATTGTAACTCGTATCAACAGCATCACAATCAAAATCATCTATAAAATTAGTTTGACCAGCGAGAGTAACGGGTAGCTCTGGTTGAAGCAAGAGCTCGCTACCTAAAACATTGGTAGCATTATCGAAACCAGGGTTTAATAATAATTCAGGCGCTAAAGTTGTTAAAAAGTTTCCACCCTCTTCAAACCCTGGGTTTAAAATTAAATTCTCTCCATCTGCGTAAAAGATAGATAAATTATAGTCTTTTTTATGTAAATCGTAACTACCATATATTTTACCGCCGTCTCTTAAGTTGTCTCGAAAGTAATCGTGTAATCCCTGGTTTGATATGGGCGTTAACCCATCTTTAGATAATCTTAACACCGCTCCTCTTTGTTTATCTGTAAAATAAGCTCTAAACGACTCCTTAGCAAATGACTCTGGATTTCTAGATATACCGTAATCTCCACTGAAAGGACGCGCCTCGCCTAGCACTCTGTTGGTAGCTAATAAATGCGGTTTTCCATCAGCGTTGTAAAGAACATCTTTGTCTACAAATATTTGTAATACTCTATCTTCACAAAACGTAACAAGATCATTATCTCTAGCGTATAGTTTTTGTATACTACCATAAGCCGGCATCAATTCTTTTGTTATTTGTTCCGCTTGTATAAATTGATTTAAATTATTCACACCGCTAGTAGAGTTGTACAGTCCAGAGTATATCAACCCGTATTTTCTCCTTTCTTCTTCGTAAGGTTCTTCTAACACTGTAGATGCTTTTACTCCATTTTGTATAAAAGACGCGTTAAAGTCATCTCTAATCCTATTAGATTCCACTCCGTTACCGAATGAAAAACAATTATAATAAGGTAATCCAACGCCTATTTGATAAACCATTGGATCTATTTCTATTTTTGTGATATAAGCAGCGCTTCCATTAGAGTTGTCTACAATTTCTCTAATCGCATACACGGTTGCTTTAGTATAACTCAAATCGTCTCTCCAAAACGTAAGTGTAAGTCCAGCGTATTGATTAGAACTACTAGTTAAACCGCCATTAGCAATTGTATCAGTAGCTTGTAATCCAGGTCCTGCTATAGAGAGTATGTTACCGTCCCAATCAACAACTCTAACGAAGAAATCTTCCTCGGGAAATTGTTGAGCTTGCGGACCATAATCTATTTCTCCTGGAAAAGAAGGCGGGTTATTAATAGTTACTCTACTTCCTACAGGTGCTAATAAATAACCTTTAACAGAATCCTTTTCGTACTTAACCCCGTTATCTGCTAAGATTCCGTTTGATTCTAATCCAGTTGTTCCACTTCCGTCAGTAAGGTCCAATCTTAGAGGTAAAGCATCGCTAGCCTCATAATATATATTTAAATCTATATTCTCTGTTCCTTCTGTTTCAAATATAGCCGGAGAAGTAGGTAAAATACTCGTACCTGGTTCCACGTGGTAATCTAAAAATCTAATAGTTTGATAATCGTCAACGTCAGCAGTGTCCATTGGATTGTAAGCTTGTTGTCTAGGATCTGAATCGCCTGGAATGCTACTTTGGGCACCATCTCTACTAAGTTGTAAAATAAATACAACTCTTCTGTTGTTAGCTCTACCAAAATCAACGACCTTTTCTTTAAAGTCTTCGTATTTAGTAGTTGAAAAACCTGAATCGTACCATTCTTGTAGGGCTTCAGAAACACTATTTCCCCCTTTTTGAACATCCCCATTGTTATCCGTCTTTAGTACGGGGTTCCAGGGAGTGTGATTATATAAGTATTTAACATCTGAACTTAATATAGTGTAGGTGTTATCGTCATCTCCATCGAACTGAAATTTACTACCAGGTACCAATCTATTCATAACCGCCTCAGCCGAGGGCCCTCCTCTAAAAGAAGGATCGAATTGCCTATCGTGAGCCTCTAAAGACGAACTGTTCATGTAATCGTTAAATTCGGTGATGTTATTACCAATAGCGTGATGATAATGAGGCCCTGAAATAGAATCGTCGAAATGTATTCCCTTCGCAGCTATCCACTGAAAAGCATGTTCACCTAACATTCCACCCTGCATGCTAAGAGTGTAAGTATTCCATGACATCGACACAAAAGCATCCAAAACATGGAAATCTCCATCGTGTAAGTCAACGCCTACAGAAGAATACGAGAGATGCATAAAAACTTTTTGGGGATTTTCAGTGCTATCAGCTTCATACACTTTAGTCCATTCTACATCATCCGTTCCAGTTCCAACATAAGGATTATTATTCGCGGTAATCTCAGCCTCATAATCACTCTTTAATCGAAGAATTTTATCATTAGACCAATGCTTAGCCCCATTCGGATCACCCGAACTGTTAAAATTATAAGCGGTACCTGGGCCTGCTTTCACTATACCTTCCATACCGTAAACTCCTTGGTCTATAGTACTTGCCATTCCTGGATTTCCCTTGTGCATTCTACCGGATTGAGCCGCATCCCACATGAGTGTAGCTTGCATCTCTGGTGGCTCTTGGCCAGAAACAAAATGCATATTATCAATAAACCATCCTTGGTTTGATGTTTGATTACTGTTGAATTTAGTTATTTCCGCCCAACGAGGTTCTGTTTTAGTATCTACAGCGGTAACGTGCACAGGTTGAGTATTACCTGTGTTAAACTCTGTTGAATTATATATACCATAACCGGTAGTTGAGGCATTTAAAGATGTATGCGTTTGATGCCTGTCAAATAAATTAAACACGTATGCTCTAGCTACAACTTGATAATCATTAGTTGTGCTAGATGCAGATGGTATCAAGTATTGATTAGTTAGAGTATTCGATATTATTTTTACAAAGAATCTTCCTTCAAATTCAGTTGTATTCTTTTTTGTCTTTTCAAATATTACAATTGTTAAGAGTTTTGCTGAATTTAACACTCCAGGAGAACTTTCTACCCAAGAATCAGCGGGAGTGATTTTTTTATTAAGCAAGAAATTGTACACCCCATCATTCCCAGCCTCTTCTCTAAAATAAGCCGCTACATCATACTTTTCTGACTTTGTAACAACGTTATTTGATGTTATCTCGAACTGGATAACTAGATGTCTTGATGTTGATGCGAATTTGTCTAGATCCATTCCAAACTCACTTTCTATCCAAGTCTCTCTATCTATACTTATTCTCTTAACATCTTCAGCGGGTTGTGCGCTTGAATTCGAAAACAAAGCGGCTAAATCCTCGGCAGTACCACCACCTGTTCCTAACTGTGTATACTCGAACTTTATAGAATCCGGGGCATTATTCTGAATATCTATGACTTTGAGTTTGTTTTCTTCTGGGACTTGTCGCTCTACATCAACTTGCTTTTTTATAGTTAAATAATCCCCCTCTTGAAGTTTATTCCTATCCGAAGACGGAAAAGAAATCCACATGGTATCGTCTCCTGTGTTTTTATAAACCCTATCCATGGTAAGATTGTAGTATTCACCAGTCGTTTGTTTTATAAAATATTTGTAATACTCAGCGAAAGAGGGTTGTTCTCCAATTAAACTACCTCTTAATCGTAAGGATTTACTAGCAGCTCCAGAAAAAGTAGCGCTATCAGAGATATCATATGGGATTTTTATAGAAGAATCTTTTCCTGTAAACACAGGGGTCTCCCTACCGTATCTATCACCATATACAACACCTAAATAATACGTTCTATCAGATTTTACAGATTGTTTTCCAGTTTCAAATGTAACAGCAGTAGTGTTAAGAGGATCAAATTTCCTCTCCTCGTACCCTAAATCCAAATCAGGATAACATATTCTATCTTCAAAGTCTTTTAAAGTATAATTTTGTAAATAATTAGCGTAAACTATCCTATTTGAAGTAATTTCTTGTGCTAAAGCCTGCCTAGGTACATTGTCCCAGGGTCTTAGTATTTGATTTTCTGGTAAGGCAGCATATATATTTTCTGTAGATACTATATATTCACCTTTGTTAGATGTTATGTTTGTAGCATGATGTGTACTGTCTTCTGTTCCAGTGCCCTCTACATAACCAGTTGTTAAATACTTGTGACTAGTATAACTATTACTATTCCAGTAATTGTAGCTAGATCCGTTTAGAGGAGGATCGTCTGGTCTAATGCTATCTACAGAATACACAGTTGTAGATGTCTCCTTTTTAAAAAGTATATCTATTTGTGCGACATCATTTGGAATATCTGGAGTAACTAAATCCTGCAATCTTATATCGATAATATTATTTTCCATTCCTAGATTATATGGATCTTTCGTTGGATGAAAACCAAATGATCCAGCTAAAAATACTGGTTGTGTAAAAGGTGAAAAAGCAGAGTATTGCCCGTCTGCGTATTTATATCTAGTAGCAAAACGTATAAATTCTTTTTCAAACAACACGTCTGTGTCTACTTTCTTGTAAGAATTATAAAAGAAAGCCTCATCAACTGGAATAGAACTACTTATTTCTAAAATTTCCCCAGTAAATCTAAATCTACCCCAACCAGCAGCCTCCCACCAGTTGTCGTATAAAATACCTGTAATTTTTAATTTTAATTCGTAATTTTGTGGTAAATTACCAGTGGTATCATCTCTACTGAGTAAGATTATGTCTCCTATTATATATTCAAAATCTTCAAAGTAATTACTATAACCCTCATGTGTAAATGTTAAATCTGTTCCCACTAAAGGTAAAGATCCACCTATAGATATATCTATTGGTGTTAAATTAAAAGCAGAAGATGGCGTGTCACCAAAATCATATATACGTTGAACGTTGGAATCTGAAAAAGCTATAGTCGGAGCTTTACCAGGTTTTTTCTTTATCACCGTAATATGATCTTCTTTTATAGGCCCGATATTAATCATAGCACTAGTTGTTTGTCCCCAATCAGCTCGTCGATACATGCTACTATGCGAAGTTAAATTAGTGTGGAGATTATTTTTAAGTGTAGATATGCTTATCTTTTTAGGCTCATTGACGTTATCTGTCCAAAAAAGCATGTCATCAATTATGTTTACAGCGGTTATAAGTGTGTTATAATCGAATTTTAAAACATCTTTATTCCTGTCTACCAATATAGGTGTGCAAGTGTTGGAAGTTTGATTAGTTGGATCATCTTTGTATTCGATAATAGCGTCAAACTCCGCACAAGTGACAAACCAATATAACGCGTCGTTTTTTTCGTCGACTACAGCTCCAACACATCTATATTCTTGTCCTGTAAGTGGGTTCATTTCATCACCTATAGGAATTAAATTTTCAACTCTCGTATTACCCAATATGTTTTGCACTGTTCCAACGTTACTACCTTCGGACGTTGAAACTTGTATATTCATAGCATCTCTATACTGCCCGGACGGAACAATTCTTTCGTCAAAATCCTTGTTCATCGCCGCCTTGTCAAAACCGTTTTTAATTACTGGCATATATTAGTGTTTTATTATCTTAGATTTACCCCTCATGATTTGGACCATTTCATCTATCTTTAAGTTTGATAATCTTAGTTTAGCTTGTCTTATTGACGCGAATTTTTCTTTTTTAAATCTAGGCACTAAAGCTTGTCCAGCTACACTAGTAGATAATATAGCGTAAGCTATAGATTTATACATAGCTTCTTCTGCAAACTTATGAACTATCATCTCTTCATCTGTACCAAGTCCATCGCTTATATAATCTAGAACTATAGTTTTTCCAGAACAGTTAGATGAAAAATGTATCAACCCTTTTAAATTGTCTATAAAATAAGAACCATTAACTTGAGCGTGCTGTGGATCTAAACCATACCTTTGCCCCAAATTTAAATCGTAAATGTCAGTATCATAATTATAAGCAGAGGCATCACTACCGCTAGCGGTGCTTGAATAACTACTCCAAGTAGTAGAGTCTCCAGGTGTTGATATAAAAGTTACCTCGTTAGTTGTTGTTGTAGACGCCGCTGTAGAATCATTTGAGGTTGTTATAACAGCGCCGTTAACATCAGTAACCGTTGTTCCATTTGGAAAATCCTCATGAGATACTAACATTCCAACAGTTATATTGGACACATCTGTATTTGGCGCTTGTGTTATTTTATCTTCATCAATATCCCACGTAACATTTTCTAAAACAAAGGTAGATTCTTCCTCTAATATTAAAGAACCATCTTGAGGTGTAAACGTAAGAGTTTCAGTGCCTGTATAAGTCGCGTTGTTGTTAATTTCTATTGTTGTTATGCCACTGGTGTTAGAAGTAGCAATTACTAGCGACTCGTTAGGTATGTTAGGCGATGAAACTATCATTCCAACTTGTACGTTTGGGTATTCGGAATCTAACACTATAGTAGCATCAGTATCTGTTAAAGTACCAATAGCTGTTAAAGCATATTCGCTATCTGAGTTTTGTAAAATTGGGGTTGGATTTTGAGTGTGACTAGTTGGGTAAAGAAGACGTTTAATACCAGAAGCATCAGTCCATAGTACTCTAGTGTAATTAACGTAATCTTGAGGAAGTATCATCGTGTTTGATGGTGGAAGTGTGATTTCTTGCGACTTTATAGATTTAAAAGTATCGAATGATAACTCTTGGATAGCTCTTTGCGCGTGAAAAGCTATATCTGTTCTTTTTACCTTAGGGATTATTTTACCGTCACCAACGTAAGCTACGATGAAGTTGTTTATAATATTATCTAAAGAAATAAATTGGTAACCACCAAAATCATTTCCATTGTAGTAATTTTGCTGTGTTTGATTGTCTAATAATCCCATTTATTATTGTTTTTCTTGTTGAATATTCTTCGTGTCTTCTCCTGATGCTGATTGATATAAATTCGTATCTTTTAACGTAAAACCTGCTAAAGCTAATATTTTCATAACCAATTCTGTTTCGTCAGAAGGATGTAAATCAAAATCTTGAGCATCACCAGCGGTAGCGTTATATAATGCCTTACCTCCAACAACTATATAGGTCCAATTTACCTGTCTAGGTGATTGGATGTAGTCTATATCTAGCGAACCAAAATTCCTACCAGCAACTTGAATAGTGTTATTTATCGTATCTACCATGTATATAGGTCTAGTGGCCGTAGGTGCTGCTAAAGGACTATTAGGAAAATGTCTAAAATCTTTTCTACTAACGCTTTCTAATATTAAGTCACGGAATCTAACGTTGGATAATCTGTAAAACCTTGGTAACGTATTTAGATTACCACCAACGCCGGGACCGCCAATTGGCCCTTGTAATACCGCTGTTACTTCAAACGCACTTATTTTCTCCTCTAACAAATCCACCATATCAGCGTGCATAGTGCTGTTACCGGGTGTTCTTAGGAATTGATTTAAATCGTAGAAATACTGTTCGAATATATCCATTTGCGCTTGGTTTGCAAATAAGTTAAATTCTTGAGGTGTTATATATCCTCTTTGTTCTTTATTAGCTAACAGTAAAACTCTTTGATATATTCTATCTACGTTTATCATAATGTTTTTTTATTTTTTATAAGGAAACTTTTTATTTAAAGCTTGCTTTCTCTTATTACAACCACAACCCTTTTTACCCATGTGTTTATTTCCGAGTTCAAGTAGGGTTTTTATACCGGTTATTTTCGTGATTTTTTCTATTGTATCACCTAATCCTTTTGATTTCATATAATTTATTTTGTAGTTACGATCGCCCCGTAGGGCGACCGCTCTACAGTTTGGTTAATTGTTTAATCTTTTTTCTATATTTGCATATATCTCCATACCTTCATCAGTTTTAAACCAATGTGCTAAAGCGGTATATGGATGCTCGTCAAACGGTATCGTCATTATCTTTCTACCGTTACTTCCCCATAAAAAGTTTCTTTGATCTGAAGATAATCTTAATATCCCATTTTCTACAGATCTAATACCGAAGTTCCTAAGCATTACGTTTTCATCATCAGCTAATTCTAAGAACAATTTAGGATTGTTTCTAGCAAACAGTAACAAATCACGTCTAAGTTCCTTAGAACTCAAGTTAGACACTTCAGAGCCCTTCTCTACACGCATGATAGCTTCCGCCATGTCGATATCAACATTTCTAGCCGCTACTAACGCCTCTACTTGCTGCTCTAAAACATCGATCTCTTCGGCGGCTAATGCTGCTGGTTTATATTCGTAATATAACACGTCTTTATGCGGGTGGTATAAACTTAATAGTTTTTGTAAAACTGTTTTTTCTTTTGGTACAAGTAGAAGACCACCTCTAAAAACAATATGTTCTAATCTTTGATCGCCTTTCATTTCGTCAACAAATGGAGTTTTTTGGTTTTGACAATATTTAAGTTCTCTTTCGTAACCTAACTCTTCGTCAAAATAATAGATATTCGTAGATTTAATCGATCTAGATATAGGTCTCTTACTACCCTTCAAATAATAAGCCCTATCTTTGATTTCCCACTCGTTAGATGGTTTAACTCTTTCTCTTGCTTTTGCCTTTGGTTGTTCTACAACCTGTGGTGTTTCTACCACGTTTTGGATTTGAGGTTCTTCTACCTCAACTTTTTTTGTTTTCTTTGTCATAATATAATATATAATAAAATTAATAAAATAAAAGGGGTTGGGGCGAACCCCAACCTCTCTTAATATAATAAATGCTTACTTCATTAACATGAAGTTATTAGCACCTTGCGTAATCAAACATCTCTCCGATAACATATGGATTGACATCGCGTCTAAAGCAGATGTAGTAGCTCCAACAGAACCAGTAACCCAAGTTTTCATTTTTCTATCGTCAGTTTTAGAAGATCTATATCTAACGTGTAAAAATGGTCTCTTAAGATTTTTACCTAACATTTGGTCGTAAACAGTTGACGTACCAGCTGGGATAACAACCCCTCTAATAGCGTTGGCTCCAGCGGAAGCATTAATACCACCTCTAGTAGCTTTGTCGTTCAAGTATCTGAAATCAGATTTGTAGAAATCGTAAGATCCACGTCTGAAACCAGAGAAACCTAAGTTTAATGCCATGTCTTCTGAGTTATTGAATACTCCATAAGAAGTACCACCAGCTCCGTAAGAATTCATAGAAGCTAACATGTCATCCATCGCTAGAGACGTAGCTCTATTTACGAACATCATATTTTCTTCAATAGCACCTTGAGAGTCAAACTCAGCTAAAATAGCGTCGAATTCAGCTAAATCAGTCGCAGCATTAACACCAGTTACACCAGTAGTAATGTTACCTCTTGATTCAATAGCAGCGAACAAACCTTGTGTACCAGAAGCATCAGTAGCAGCAGGTCCAACAAACGCCGCAACATCATCAGTACCCTCTACCCCAAGCTCACCTTCTATCATAGCCATTTCTAAGTAATCATTAAAACGTGCTCTTGTATCAGCTTCAGCCTTTAAGTACCAAAGATATCCACTTTGACCTTCTTCAGAAGCAACTTCAACCCAACCGATTCTAGCTGTATCAGAACCTGATACTTCGTAGTAATCTTTAATAATAATTGGTTTGTTAGTGTAAGATTTGAAACTAGGTTCGTTAGCGCCTCTTTGCTCAGTAGCAGCAGCGGCAGCAGAGTTATAACTTTGACCTTTTCCAAACTCAGAACCATATACTAATAATGATCCAGTAGTTGCGGTAAGAGTAGTACAGTCAGCCGCTCCGTAAGGTTCAACACTAAGTGCGTTACCGTTAACGTGAACAACTAAAGCTTTTAATACAGCTTGACTAGTAGCTAAAATAACAGTGTCGTTTACTCTAACACCATGAGAACCCGAAACGTAAGTAGCGTTAGTATCGATGTGGTCGTTGATTGTGATTAAACCACCGTTTGTAGAGGAACCACCACCAACGGTAGTTACCGTCATTGTGTAAGCTAAGTGTAATCTACCTTGTTCAGACCACACAACTTGGTCAGCAGACATAGCTTCTTCAGCTCCTACTTGTGAAAGAAATCCAGATATAGTCCTAGGACCAAATACCTCTGCTTCTTTCTCCATAAGATCTGGTAAATATTGTTGCGCCCAGCCTTGTCCAGCTGTCGCAGTAAAGTCGAAGTAGTTTGATTGTAGTGCCTGCTGTATATGAGCAGGTGTGCTATTTAACAAACCACCAGGATTTGATATTGCCATAATTTTTAATTTTTAAATTGTTATTTGTTTTTAATTTTGAATTTGAAATCAGGTGACGTGTCAGTGTCTAAAGCTCTAACTTTAATACCATTAGCATTAAGGTTTTCTCCAAACGTCTGTCTAGGAGACATATCAACATTTTTAGATTTAGCGATACTGTTTTTAATTGCGTCAGCTTTACCTTGTTCGTAAAAATGATTAGCAATCTTATCAGCGTTAAAAGCCGTGTATAATGATTTATGATAATCCTTAGCGTTTTCCATTCTCATATCTTTATTCAAAAACTTTTTGATAAAGTTGTTAATATCGCTTTGACTTTCCCTAACGTTATCTACGTCGTTTACATTAAATCTAAATCTTTTATCTCCAACCTCATACTCAAAACCTTTGAATTTTTCGTTGAAAACTTTTTCTGTCTCTTTTTCAAAAACGTCATATTGTTCTTTGAACATTTTTTTATCTTGCTCTGATTCCTTATTGTACTTGTGAAAACCTTCAATAGCGTTCTGTTGCTCTTCAGTGAGTTTTGAACCCATCTTGATGTCTTCGTAATATTTGGATTTTACACTTTCCAAGTGTTGCCTTGCTTGAGCAACTTGCTCTTTCATGGCTAGTTTTTTTCTTTTTACTTGTCTATCTTCATCTATATCCTCGTCATACGCAAATTCGTCTTCCATTACAAAATCTACTTCTTCGTCTGATAAATGTGGTTTAGTAACCTTGTAATATTCTTTTAATAAAGTATGGTTGTCTAATTCCGAATAATCTTGATTAAGAGTAACGTAATCGTTTAAATCTCCACCCGTGTCTTCCATAAAATTCATGAGTTTTTGTATATTCTCTGGAAGTTCTACTCCCGTCTCTATAGATTCAACTATAGCGCCTTCTACGGTATTAACAACTTCCTCTACTTTTGACTCCGATTCTTTATTTGTTATTTCTTCTATAACTGGGGTTTCTTGTGTTTCAACTTCCTGCTGTACCTCTTCTTGTTCTTGTGTGGCGTTGGTATCTTCAGCGAGTTCAACCACTCCTCCGTCGTTAGTTGCGTCTTCTTTAATTTCTTCATTTTCTTTTGGTGTTGGTGGTTTATCTAAGTTAACCTTAGTTATAGTTTCTTCTACAACCTGAGGTTTAGTTTTCATTTTTTTTTGCACTTTTGTAACGTCACCTTTAGGTTCGTTTGTAGTCTTTTCAACTACTTCTTCTTTTTTCTTTTTTGCCATAATATAATATAATAATAGTTAATAATTTGTTTTACCTAGGACCAAACTGTGACATATCAATCCCACCTAATACATCATTACCTGATGATTCAAAGTTTTTAGGTGGTTTATTGTTATTTCTTTGATCTATAAGTTCACTCTGCTGCGTTGCTTGTATTTTTGTTCTTTTATCTTTACGATCTTCTTTTTCTGTTTCTTTGCCTCTTTGTCCGTCTACTTCCATCCCTTTTAACTGCATATTAAAATTAAATTCTAGTTCCATTAATTCTTTTTTAATAGCGGCTTCTTGTTGTAGTTTCTGGGAATCAAACTCAAACTTCTTCTGATCCATAGACATAGTTGTATTAGCTATAGATTGTTGTTTTTGTATTTCTGCTTCTGCTTCTGCTTGTCTTTGTCTTATATTAGCAGTTGCTTGCGCTTGCATATTTTCTTGTTGTACTTGTTGATCTCTACTTAATTTTTGTTTTCTCCTTATTTTTAAAAGTTGATTTGCTAGTTTAACGTTTTTAATTTCTCTAAGATCAATAGCGTCTTCTAACTCTATTCCCTGCTGCGATAACGCTGCTTGAATATTGTTTTCTAACATTTGTTTTTCTTCTTCATCTGGTGCTAATTCTAAAAATATACCGAAATCATACAAGTGTAATTCAGACATCTCCGCTAATGTAGCAACGTTATGTCCACCGATTTTTTGTATGAAGGCATCTCTTGTAGGAGAATATTCTAATACGTCAGATATTCTAAGCGAAAGACACTCGCATATTTCTTTAGTTAAAAATAACCCAGAATTTAATATATGTCTAGTTGCTGTATTTGAATTTGCCGCAGCTAGTTTTTGAACTCCAACTAAAGCTCTCTCGTCTGGACTACCAGCGTCTCTAGCTTCGTTTAATCCAGTAGTATCTCTAATCATCTGCAAGTAGTAATTGTACGTTCCGATCAAAGCCTGCATTTTATTACCAGCGCCTTGTCCTCCGGATATTTCTTGAATAGGTATTTTACCGGGGTTCATATCGCCTTCTGACGTCATAGACCTACCTATAATACTACCTGTTTGGAAAAACATGTTTAAAGCTTCTTGTGGATTGTAGTTCGTGCCGTTACCTAAATCTATCTCAGCAAGTCCATCAGCGTCAAGATACACTCCGTCTGGTACCATACGCGACAACACTTGTTGTAATTTAAGATGTGTTAGTTGGATCATATCTGCAAAACCCGTTATTCTGCTAACTAAAGATTCTATTCTACCCTCGTACATTCTAGGGGCACAAATAGCATAATTCATTTTTACTTTAGAGTGATCACTTTTAGGGCGCATCATGTTTTTTGACATTCCCCATTTTATGAGTTTATTTGTTCCTAAAATCAAAGCTCCTTCATATAGGCATTCTATAGATTTTGATTGCTTACCGAAGTTTTCGTTTTCCTCTGGATTAAAAGAATCATCTTTTTCTATAGCTTTTTCCGCTCCTGTAGCTAATTGCTTCATCTTATAAACCTCGTTCATATAGGTCTTGTAGTTGAAGTATAGAACTTGAACCTTATTATTGTCTCTGCTATCGCCACGCCTACTATTATATTTGTACGAACTATTACCACCAGTGTTAACTATCTCGTCTAACTCACTCTCACTAATATGCGGAAACTCTTTTATTAGTTCGTTTATCGGGATAGTTTTAACTTCTCCTACGTAATATATATCTTCAAAATAAGGCGATTCCGTGTATGAGTAAATAAGATTTGCTGGATCAACATAATCAATAGTAATACCTTCAGATGTATTAAAAGAGTTCTTAACAGCTCCTATGCCTAAAACAGCAATATCATAGTAAAATCTTTTTGATATTAAATTGTAATCATTACCTTTAAGTAAAGTATTTATAGCTTGTTCCTCAGCTATCTCGACAGACTGTTTGTAATCAAGTTGCATGTGCAAGTCTAGTTCCTCTTGTCCATCTGGAAGTTTTTCTGGATTATTCTTAAATAAATCTAACCCAAAATTATCTTTTATAAAGTTCTTTAAATCCCTACTTCTCATATCTTCCATTATAGCGTCTAGGTACTTTGTTCTTTTACTAACCCCATAAGGATCTTGAGATGATGCCTTCACATGAAAGATTCTTTCCGCAATACCATTTACCACTATATCTACGAACTTAGGTATAATTGGGACTGGTTTCCAATCTAAATTAAGATAGGACAAATCACCATTTATAGATAACTCATCCTTATATTTCTGTATTGATTGCTCGCCTCTAGCGTATAATCTTAATTGATGAAAATTAGAGTGGTTATACGAATATCTGTTGTTATGGCTTTTATCAAACCACTCACTCTCTATTGCCTGAGCAACCTTAAGTCCGTATTCGAAACTTAACTTTTCTACATCACTAACTACTTGACTTGGAAACTCCCTCATATTATTCTTTAATTATTTTTGACATATTACCTTTGTTTGAATATTTAGCAATATTTATGTTTAATTGTTGTTTCTCAATTTTAGCATTTGGCCTATACAAATGTCTATTACAAGCCATTATAGCTAAACCAGAACTAATAGTCGCGTCGAATTTAGTTCTTTTATTTATATCAAATCTACTCCAATCATTTAATGTTTCGTTAAAATATATATTTCCATAATTTCCGTCTCCTAAATGACCGACGTGACCCTGTATATACATCTCAATAGCCGCGGCATGTGCTTGTTTTATATCTTCACTTGAATTAGGTATTCCACCTATTTCTTTTTCCGTTACAGATAATTTGTTCCACAGTTTATCTGGTCTATTCATAGAGTACCCTCTATAGCCTCTTCTTCTTAAATGATATAATAATCTAGGCTTATTGTTTTCACAAAGTAGTGGCATTCCATAAAATACTAAGGCCATCAATACGTCTTCGAAAAATATATCAGCGGTTGGAGGTCTTGCTACGTATTCTAAAAACATGTGGTTTGGAGGACAATCTTCCATTGAAAATTTAGTAAGACCGTGTAATGCTCCGTTCGATCCTCTTCCATCTACTGTTCCTGAGATATCGTAACTATCACAACCAAAAGCACCCATGTGTTCGTTAGCTGGATACCTTACGTTGTTTTTCATCACGATTTTATTCTGCATGTGAGATGGCGGAAACCAACTCACTTTAAATCTACCTTTGGGATCTGGATAGAATATTACCTGTGTATCTTTAACGCCGTTAACCCATTGAAAGTTCCCAACTGATAATACCGCTGAGTTTCCTATACCTTCGTTATAATCTATCTGCTCGTATATTTTAACAAGATTAAAAATACTATTTTTAGATTCATCTCTAAAAGCGTGTTCTGTAGTTCTTGGGAACTGTCTATAGAATTCGTTTAATCCGTCTTGATCAGATTTTAATCCTTCAACCTCATTGTTCCAATGTTCTATTATGCCGTAATCTATTAGTTCTCCATCTGGTCCGAAAACATCATTATCTGGATTATTGAAGACTGGATATCCGTGTTCGTCAATAAATCCTTCATAGTTCCATTCCATTGGAATAAACAAAGAGTATAAACCAGACTTTGTTTGGCCATTTCTATTTCGCGATGTGACATCGGATGCGTTGTATAATTTTTTAAAATTGTCTCCACCTTTATCTAATGCGTTTGAAGTTGAGCCCATCATACATTTACCAACTATCCTACTACCTAATCGTAAACATGTTTTTGTAACCCTCCAGTTATTTAGTATATTATCAGGTCTTTCCCATTTACCACTTTCATCGTGTACTAGTAAATTTAGTTTCTCTCCATCGTAACTATTGTCTCCGGTATTCTTCCAATCTATCGTTGTATCTAATCCTTTTATATCTTCTAACTTCTCGTTAGCTGTAATCTTTTTCCTTGTAAATTTAGACGCCGGTACTCTATACGCTAATTCTGTTTTAGGTCTATCCATACCGTCTTGAATAGGTTTGAAAAAGAATGGGTAATTTATACTAATTGGGACTACCTTATCAGTAAACATCTTTTTAGCATCAGATCCAGTTTTTGAAAGTATACCATATCTAGCGTCACCTGTTAGAGTAGCTAAATTAACTGTTTCAGCCGAAGACATAAAAGAAAATCCAGATCTACGATTTTTAAGATAACACATACCATAACATCTTTTATCTGCCTTACACGCCTCCCAAAATATGTAAAACAATCTATTTGATTCTCTATAATCTGGAGCTCCAACGTCAATCTTACTCCATTGCAAATACATATAGTGCGTACCAGTTACCCAGGTTGGTTTACCATTGTTCACAAACCAGAATCCCTCGTCTCGACGTTTAAATTCTTCGTTTATATAATCGTACCATTTTTCTTTTTGATCTTCCGGATAACTCCTCCAATCGAATATATTCTTAATCCTCTGTAACTCCTTGGGATACTCTTGTTTCACCCATTTGTTCTTTTGGTGTTTGTATACTTCTTTAGGTGGTTTAGGTAGCGCTATAATTAAATTTTGTATCTCTATTATCTCACCTATAACCCCGTTGTGAGATAATACTATTAGATCGTGTTCTTTGTTGTAGCCATACTTCCACTTCTTACCTCTATTCATTCTGGTAATAGTGGTTTTCTTTATAGGCTCTACTGTATTAACTAAACTTTGCTTGTACATTACTTAGATCTACCTTCTGCGAATCCTTTAAAGACTTCTTCCTTTCTCTCTTCAGGTGCCTTGCCCTCAAGTAGATTCTCTTCCTCTTGAATTCTTGTAAGTATTTCGAATGCGTCAAATATTGCTAGTTTTTTAGTAGCCGCAGCGTTCTTTAGTCTATCAGCAGTAATATCATCTCCAGAATCTACAATAGGTTCTTTAGCTACTTTGATTAATTCCTCCACTGCTTTCTGCCCAGCTAGGATTATATTCTTCTTCGTTTCCTTGATATTCATATTTAATTGTAATAAATTTAGTCATAACTCTATATAGTCTTTTCCCGTCAACCACAAACTCATATGTTGAAAACGGTGTAAAGCCTACTAAATCCCCCTTGTTATACGTACCGTCTGTATGTTTAACAATGCCTATACAGGACTCTTCCCTGTCGAAACCGAAACGAGTTCTATCTTTAATTGGCTGTACAAAACAATATCCCTTAGGAGCTTTCCACTCTCCGTTTCTTTTGTATAAAAAAACTTGATCTTCTTTTGCGAAATAAGTGTTTTCATCAAAATAACTTCTACTATTCTTTTCGTTACCTCTAACATCATGCCATCTTCTAAATATATTATGATGCGTTATAATAGTATCTCCAGGTTTTATTTCTGTTTTAAAAGCCGTAGGAACAGACTTAACAATAGCTTCTCTATTTACAAATTGGTGGTTATAAACCTCTGTGTTTAATACAAGATCTTTATCACCTACTTTAGTTGTATTGTTATATCTATTTCCTTTTGGCTCTATAACAAAGTCAAAAGGCGCTTTCATTAGTATTCTAGATTGTACTCTATAGATATAGCCATGTTCTTATTGAAGTCTTTCCATGGCAATACATCTTTGTTCTTCTTAATATATATAGAGTACTTATCATCTTCTTCTATAATATCAGATATTGTGTGTCCACCATAAACTTCTTGCCCAACAGCATAGTGCATAGCGTCGTTTTTATAGTCTTTACCCACAGTGATCTTTCTAATCAGTTTTGACATCTTCGTAGTTTATTTCTCCTGTATGTATATTGATATTATCAGTACCATATTCTTCTTTAAGATTCTCTTGCATAGATCTTAAATCCTCCTGAATAGTCATAACATGGTGCGCTAGTGCGTGTTTTTGTGTTTCAATAGAACCTATCTCTATTTGAGATCTATTTAGATTATTAATAATACCCTGCATTTTATTTAAATGCTCGTTACTAATTTTTTCAGGTTTTTCACCTTTTAATTCTTTGATTTTCTTTGTTGTGTTTTTTGCCATTTTTATTTAATTTAATTATTATTATTTTATCCTAACGTTACGATCTTCTATTTACGCCCCACTTTGTTGATAATTCTTTAGATAGTGTTATCGCGGCTACAGGTCCAATATCTGCATCATAAAATCCTACTTCCCCGATGTTTCCATCGTATGTAGTTGAAGGATGATGAGCTACGTTGCCACCAATCTGTGCGAATCTAAAACCAGCAGCTGCTTTCATAGCTCCA